AGGAGATGTCCGCCCACTTCACCGACCTCACCCACGAGATGGCCGTGGCATTGGAAGCCATCAATTCGCGCCTCGAGAAGTTGGAGTCGGCACCCGCCACCCAGCCCGACCGCGTTGTCCCGAAATTTAATCCCGTTCCCAAATCTGATTCACGCGGAACCGGACTCGATCAAGCTCTCAACATCATCAATCAATTCTAATGATTCCCGTAAAGTCCAAGAAGTACGACTTCGACATCACGGTCAGCCCGAACACCTACGCCGGTGAACTCGCGCTTCCGTATGTGACCGCCGCCATCCTCGGTGCCGAAACCATCAACAAGGGCCGCGCCCGCCTCATCGAAGGCGTCGTGAACAAGGCCGTAATTAACGCCCTCGACTACGACGGTGGCCTCCTCCAGGCTTCCGCCTGTGACTTCGCCGACGGTGCCTCCATGACGCTCTCCGAGCAGGTGGTCACCCTGAACGACTTGATGGTCAACGAGGCTATCTGCCGCGGTACCGTCTTCCCGACGTTCATGGCCGCCGCCGGTCGTATGCGCCGCGACGGACAGATTCCGCCCGACTTCGCACAGTTCCTGCTGGCCGCTACCGCAGAGCAAGCCGGAAAGTCCCTCGAGTCCCTGATGTGGCAAGCCGACGCCGGTTCTATCTGGGGTCTCGGTCTGCTCTCCAACTCCGGAACCATTGACGAGGCCGGTATCGACGCCTCCGCCATGAAGGACTTCGCCGAGGCCGACACCGGTTCTACGGCTTGGAGTGCCTCCAACATCCTGACGGTCCTCGACACCATCTTCGCCAAGGCTTCCGAGACGCCCGGCATCCTCGGCAAGCCCGGTTGTGGTTTCTACATCTCCTACGAGGCATACGCCTTCTTCCAGCAGGCTATCGCCGCGCAGGGTACGGACATGGGATACAACCGCGACCTCAAGGAGGTGACCTACCTCGGATACCCGGTCTACGCCACGAGCGGAATTCCGAACACGGTCGACGTGGGTGTCTTCACCTACCCCGATAACATCGTGGTCGGAACCAACGCCTACACCGGCAACGAGGCCGCCAACCTCATTCCCGCCTACCAGTACGACGGAAGTGATAACGTGAAGGTCACGATGAACTTCGCCGTCGGAGTGAACGTTGCCGTCGCCGCTGACGGAGTTGTCGGATTCGACTTTACCTGATACATGGCTTGTACTATCACCCTCGGCCGCGCGCTGGATTGTAAGGACGCCCTCGGAGGCTTGACGCGAGTATACTTCGCGTCGACCTTCGCGGACGGCCTTGTGACCGCCGCGGGGACGGGTGACGGGACGGCAGGGTCGGCGACCGTTTCCACCACTGCGGGGGAGACGTTCACCATCACCGACCTTCCGACGATGACCGTACTCCAGTACGACCTCCGTCCGGACCTGTCCTCCTTCACCGTCAACGTCCAAAGCGATCCCGCTACCGGAGCAAGCCTGTTCGAGCAGACCTTGAACCTCGTCCTCCAGAAGCACCAGGAAAGCGACCCGGAGCAACTGCGCCTCATCAGCCGCAACCGCTCCCAGATTTTCGTCCTCGACAATAACGACAACGTCTTCTTGTTCGGAGCGACGCACGGCATGGATTTGAACGGCGGCACCCTCACCTCGGGAGCTGCCCGCAATGAAATGAGCGGATCGACCCTGACCTTCACCGGTCGGGAGGCGGCCCCCTACTACCTCATCGAGCCCACCGCGGGCGTAGGAACAACCGACTATCCGTTCGACGCGCTCACGACGGCGTCGAATCCAACGATTACCACGGGCTGAGTCTCGTCTTTTGTTTAGTGTGTTTCGGAAGGGGTCGCCATTGGCGGCCCTTTCTTATATCCCCCTACGATGATACTCGTCTTCAAAAACAATCCGGAGGCCATCGAGAATACGGTCTACATCACGCCGAAGGAGAAGCGCGGGGCGGCCAACGTATCGGAGTACGGCGCAACGATTCAGGCCCTGGGGATGGAGCTCAAGAGCCTCACGACAGACAAGACGGTCATGGTGAACGCGAAGACGCTCACGGTGACGGACCGGTTCACTACGTTCGTCTTCGATGCCACCAGCACGGCAGGAGACACCAACGCCGACCTCTCCGGGGCGCAATGGCCGGAGGGGTTCATCCAGTACCGTATCGTCGAGCGGGCGTCCGCGTCCGATGTTCGGGCCATCACCTCCGCCGACGTCATCCTTGAGACGGGATTGGGGTATCTTACCCGCGGCGGACAGACGGGCATCCTGCTCACCGAATCCGGAAACTACCTCGCCCAAGAAAGCGGCGATTTGATCCTCGCAGAAAATGCCACGACAACGACGGAAGCGTACCAAGAGACAACCTTCGCCGAGTATCCCGACGACGCCGAAACCTTCACCTACTATGAGTAAGCACGAGTTCAACGTCTTCGGCCTCCCGACGCACGAGCTGCCCCTCTTCACCGAGAAGACCGGCCGCGATTGGGTGGACTATGGGTACGACAATCTGTACGGCGACTACCTCCGGGACCTCTACCTTGGGTCGAGCATCCAAGCGGCGGTCGTGAATGGGGTGTCGGAGATGATCTACGGCGAGGGCCTCGAGGCGACGGACAGGGAGGAGAAGCCGGACCAATGGCTCAAGACGCAACGCCTCCTCGAGAACTCCGACGAGGATATCCTCCGGCAACTCTGCTTCGATTTGAAGCTCTACGGACAATGCTATGTGCAGGTCATTTGGAACCGCGTGAGGACCGAGATAGCCGAGCTCCGATTCCTTCCCGCCCATACCGTGAGGACGGGAATAGCGGACGCCCAGGGGCGCGTCGATTGCTACTACGTCTCTCCGGATTGGTCACGTATGCGGGAACCCCGCTATCAGCCGGTCAAATACCCCGCGTATGACAATCAGGACAGGACCGAGCCGGCCGTCATCTATCAAATCAAGGCATACCAGCCCGGAATTTTCTACTATGGCCTTCCCGATTACGTGGGGGCCACCAATTACGTCGAGCTCGACCGGGAGATTAGTACGTTCCACCTGAACAACATCAAGAACGGCCTCTTCCCGTCCATGCTTCTCTCGTTCAATAACGGGGTGCCCTCGGACGAGGAGCGCAGGACCATCGAACGCCACGTGAACGACAAGTTCTCCGGATCCGGCAACGCCGGGCGACTGCTCATCTCGTTCAACGACGGCTCGGATTCGGCTCCGCAACTGACTCCGGTCAACCCGAACGATAACGACGGGATGTATGAGTTCCTCGCAAAGGAATGCACGACCAAGATTCTGGCCGGCCACCGCGTTACCTCGCCCCTGCTGTTCGGTATCCGCGGCGAGGGGTCCGGATTCGGCAACAATGCGGAGGAATTGCGGGACTCGTTCTCCCTCTTCCAGAATACCGTGGTCAAGCCGTTCCAGCGCACCCTCTTGGATGGGCTCGAGACGCTGTTCGCGGTCAATGGTATCGACCTCGACTTCTATTTCTCGACCCTCAAGCCGGCCGACTTCATCGATGTGGAGACGGTGAAGGCGCAGACGGTAGACGAGCAGGAGAAGGAAGGTATCGAGCAGGAGTTCAGCGCAACCGATGCGGACCTGAGTAGCGCAGCGGAGTGGCTGATTGGACTCGGAGAGGACGAGGACGACGAGTACGAGCTTATTGACGAGCGCGAATACGACGAAAGCCAAGAAGAAAAGCTCGACGCCATCTGGACCTTTGCCCGCGTCCCATCTTCGAACCCTGCCGGAAAGAGCGACCAGGACACCGACCTAATCAAAGTCCGCTATGCCTACGCTCCGAGCACCGCAGACAACAAGTCCCGCGAATTCTGCCGCAAGATGGTGGCCGCGGCGAAAGTGTACCGGAAGGAGGATATTATGGGGGCTTCAAACCGTGCCGTCAATCCCGGATGGGGACCGCGTGGGGCCGACACTTACGACCTCATGAAGTACAAAGGGGGCGGGTCATGTCGCCACTTTTGGCAACGTAGGACATACCTGAAGAAAAACAACAAGCGCGTAAGCGTAAACGAGGCCCAGCGCATCATCCGCGCAGCGGGTCCCGATGCCGAGCGGTTGAAGCCACAGGATCCGCTCACCGCTACGCGTCCCCGCGATATGGTTAACCGCGGATTCCTTGAACCCCGCGACTTTACAACCCCCCGATAATGGCGAACCTCATCCTCTTCATTTCTCCGGCCAAGCTCAAGAAGGAGACCGCCCTCGGGGGCTCGGTGGACGACGAAATCCTCCAGCCCTATATCCGCCTGGCGCAGGAGATGCATATCCTCCCCACCCTCGGGCAGAGCCTATACGACGACCTCGCCGCGAAGGTTGCGGCGGGAACGATTGCGGGCAACGACGAGACGCTGATGGAGTCGTATATCGCCCCGGCCCTCGTCCAGCTCGCCTTCTCTGAGGCCCTGCCCTTCATCCGGGTCCGCATCGTCAACAACGGGGTGACGATTATGGACTCCGAGCAATCGACGGCGGCGACGTACGGCGATATGAAGCCGCTCATGAACCGCTCCAAGGACCTCGGCCTCTTCCACATCGAAAGGTTGATGGAGTACCTCGACAACAACCAAAGTACATTCACCGCCCTCGACGCTGAGGGCCCGGGCGAGTTGTGCCGTACACGCAGGAACTACACGCAGGGGTTGAACGTATACCCCACGTATCGAGATGACAAGCTCGTGGAGCGCATCTTGAGGGACTACGGAATCCGGTATTAATGACGCCCGAAGAGAAACTTCTCCGATATATCCAAGAGAGAGATGGCAAACAGCAAAATATCCGAGCTGACAGAGCTCACCACAGTAGCCAACGACGACGTACTGGTTATCGTGGACGATTCAGCGAGCGAGACCAAGAAGATCAGCTTCGCCAATTTATCCAGCGGGATAAGCGTAGGAAACGCAACTGAACTCCAGTTCACCGCGCTCAACTCCACCGGGGCAACCATCACCAAGGGTTCGGCGGTGTACATCTCCGGACACACGACGGAGACCCAGGTGGCCGACGCGGACAACTCCTCGGCCTCTACTATGCCGGCCTTTGGAATTGCGAAGGACGACATCGCAAACGGAGCGACGGGGGTCATCGTTTTGGCCGGAGAGATTACCGGTATCAATACCTCGGCATATACGGAAGGCGACGAGCTCTTCGTCGGAACGGGGGGAGCGTTGACCGATACCCGCCCGACGGGGACGGCCCTCATCCAAAAGATTGCGAAGGTCACCAAGGCGGCCGCATCGGGTGAGTTGCTGGTTATGGGTGCGGGACGTACCAACGACGTCCCCAATCTTGAGGACGGGAAGATTTGGATCGGCGAGTCTACGGCAGTGGCTACCCCCAAGACGCTGACCGCAGGAACGAACGTAACCATTACCGAGTCGGCTTCGGCGGTAACGATTGCCGCGTCCGGTGCCGCAGCCACTTCCCTCGACGGCCTGACGGACGTCACCATCACCGGTACCCCTGGGGCCGGGGAGCTGCTCATCAATAACGCCACCTCCGGACAGTTCGTGAACGCCACCCTTACGGCCGGCTCGAACGTGACCATCACCGAGGGCGACGGAAGTATTACGATTGCATCCAGCGCGGGCGGGGCTTCCGACCTCGATGGGCTTTCCGACGTGACGATTACGGGCACCCCGGCGGCCGGAGAGATTCTGATTAACAACGCCACGAGTGGGCAGTTCGTCAACGCGACGCTCACGGCGGGGAACTTCGTCAAGATTAGCAACACCGACGGAGCTATTGAAGTGGCGGCCGGAGACGGTGCGGAGGTGGAGTATAGGAGCCGCGCTACGGCCGTCGGAAGTGCCGGACAGGTAGAGGGGTCCATCGTGAAATTCGGAAGCACCACGGGCCTCACCGCGGGCTCGGTGTACGTCTTCAACGGAACGGATTGGGTTGCCGTCGATGCGGACGCAGAAGCCACGACAAAGGGCCTGATGGGGGTTGCCCTGGGGACGGCCGCTACGGACGGGTTCCTGACCCACGGGACGGCGTACCTGAGCCACGACCCCGGCGCGGCGGGCGACATCCTGTACGTCGATACTGTGACGGCGGGATATTTGACGTCTACCCAACCGAGCGCGACGGGCGACTTCGTGCGGGTAGCGGGGTACTGCCTCGCCGACCAGAAGATTTTCTTCTCACCCTCTCAAGACTGGATCGAGATTGCCTGACATCAGTAAAATAAACGCCCTCGCTATTGGGAGCGTCTCGAAGGTGGACGGATTGGCGAAGGCCAGTATCCTCGATATTGACGGGGTGGCAATACCTGCGGGAGTAGCTCCCCCGCTGGACACGTACACCGGCGCGTCGGCGGCTTTTAGCGTGCGTCTTTTGCGCACCGCCTACACGGGAGATATTATGCGCGTCCGTAGGTCTTCGGATAACGTGGAGGCAGATGTGGGGTTCGATGCGAGTAATGAATTAAGTCTGACCTCACCCATCTCCAACACCAGCGACGCGCAGAGCTACACCGACTTCGCGGATTTTGTAGACCATACAGGCACACCGAGCGATGCCTTCGTCCGCTATTGGTATGACCAGTCGGGAAATGCAAACGACGGAGGACAAGCAACATCAACGCAACAGCCAAAGATTTACGACGGGTCATTCATTACTAATACCAACGGAAATACCGCCGTTCAATTTATTCGCACAAGCTCTACGAGTCTGAGCACCCCATCGTTTGATATGATTGATACGGGATGGTTCTGTACTACGGTGGCAGAAAAAAACGGTGCTGTTGGCGACCAGAAATATATCGATTCTTTCGGCAACGTGAACGATAGAACAGGCGCGATTTTCAGACATCCAACTTCGTTGGAAACTATGCAGGCAACAAGCACTGGCGGCGGCGGTGCGACAGTCACGGGGTCAATTGCAACCAATGTCTCCTATATATGGACTTCAGAAAATACCCTGAGTAATCTGAACCTGTACATCAACGGGTCAAGTGCGGGTACCGCGTCCATAACTTCGCAAGGCGACGACGCAAACGGTTTTGATATTGGCAAGCGTAAGGGTCTTACAGAAGGTTATAGCGATACATTCTCTTCTGAAATCATTTACTGGCCTTCTGACCAATCCAGCAACCGCACCGATATCGAGGATAACTTGAACGGGCACTTCCAAATCTTCTAATGGCTACAGTATACCTTCCCGTAGAAGCTACGATTCCCGGCATGACCTCAGGCGAGCGCGCAACGGCCATCAACGCCGAGGTGTGGGCGTTGCTTCGTCCTTCCGCCCTGCAACTCCCGCAGGATACCAAATACAAGTATCCTCAAATCACCCACCCCGAAACGGGACAGGTGGCTATAGTAGGGGACACCACGGAACAGATTTACATCCACCCCGACGTCGACCTCACCGAACTGCTCCTTCTCCTTCCCGAAGTTCCGCAAGCGGAGAAGGACGGGCTCGTCATGTTCATCGATATGAACCGCGGGGGGACGGTTCCGTTCGGGCAGTTGATCCCGTCCACCTCTACCCAGCTCACCCAAGTCGAAGCCGAAGCGGAGGGATGGTTCCCGGATGACCCCATTTAAGGTCCTCGTCTTCCTGGTCACCGTCGCCGTGGGGCTCCTCCTTATCCCCGTCGGGATGGTGGTCGGGCTCCTTTCGTTCCGGTACGATGTGCGGCGTTACGTCCGCGGGGTGGGGCTGTCCCTCTCCCAGCTCCTGAATACGACGTCTGCGCGCCTCCTGACGGCGTTATGTACCGCCCCCGGGGGTATGTGCTTCGGGAATCCCGATATCACAACCTCGGCCGTCCTAGGGTGGAACTATGTACACGGAACCCTTTTACCTGTCGGAGAGTTCCTAATTCGGTGGTTGGATATATTGGAGAGTGAGCACTGTGTGAAAGCCTACCGAGCGCAATGGATACGCTAACTACCTTCGAACTTGTCACCCTCGCCGGGAGTATCATCGGCGTATACGTGAAGCTGACCCAAGAATTGGGAAAACTTAAGGGCCGCGTCATCGCGCTGGAGAAGACCGAGACGGAGGTCAAGGCCATGTTGACCGAGCTGCTCGCCTCGGTGCAGGAGATTAAATTGCTCCTCGCAAAGAAGGGCATAGAATGAGATACTTCACACTCGACGAATTCGATTCTCCCGACCTGCCGGGATCCGGGGCATTCATGGACGACGGATTCCTCCAAGCCCTGGACGAGGCCCGACATATCGCCGGGGTTCCGTTCCGGGTGAATTCCGGATTCAGGACCGAGGCCCACAACGCCCGCGTAGGAGGGTCCCCGGCTTCGTCACATATGCAGGGATACGCCGCCGACATCTCGGCCACCAGCTCCAACCGTAGGTGGCTCATTATCGCCGCGCTCCTTCAGGCGGGCTTCACCCGTATCGGGGTGGCCGACACCTTCGTCCATTGCGATATGGACCCGGACAAGACACGGAATGTCATGTGGTTATATTGAAGGGTGATGATTGACACAATCGATACAATCGCCGCGGTGGTGGACACCGTGACCGTAGTCACCCCAGTAATTGACCCCGTAATCGTTGACCCCATGACGCCTTGGTACGTTGAACACTACGTCGAACTCATCTTTATCGCCCTCGCCGCGATCAAAGCTGTCTTGAACCTCGTCCCCTCCGAGAAGCCCCGGACCGTATTCGGGTACATCGATACCTTCATCGGGCTCATCTTCAAGGACCGGCAGAAGTGAAGCGGCTCCAGTTCCTCAAGGGGCTGGACATCACCGAAGCATTCAAGACCAAAGGCGACCTGAAGCGATGGAGCGCGAAGCGCACTATCGGGGGGGTCCTCGCATTCACCGCCTCGGAGGTCATCCTAACCCAGGGTATCACGTGGCCGGCCGTCGCGCTGGCTGCGATTAGTGTCGTACCCGTCACCGCCTCAATGTGGGAGCGATGACGCCGGTACAGGTGTACCATATGGACTACGAGGCCGGCGACCACTACCGGTGTCTCCTTATGTCCGACCTGCATTGGGACAACCCCAAGTGCGACCGCGACAGACTGAAGAAGGACCTCGACTACGCGGTCCGGGAGGGGCTCGACATCTTCCTAAACGGCGACACGTTCTGCGCTATGCAGGGGCGGTACGACGGGCGGAGGATGAAGTCCGACATCCGGGAGGAGCACAACACCTCGACATACCTCGACGACCTCGTAGGGACGGCGATAGAATGGTTCCACCCCTACCGGGAACATATCCGCCTCGTCGGGTACGGGAACCATGAGACGGCCATCCTCAAGAACTGCGAGACGGACCTGCTCGCCCGGTGGGTGGAGGGCCTGAACGCAAGCGGGGGAGACATCGTCCTCGGAGGGTATGGGGGGTGGATCGTGTTCTCGTTCTCCCAAGAGCACGGAAACATGATGAGCTACCGTCTGAAGTATTACCACGGCAGCGGAGGCGGAGGACCAGTAACGAAGGGAGCCATCCAATTCCAGCGGATGAGCGCGATGATTTCCAACGCGGACTGCATTTGGCAGGGCCACGTCCACGAGTCGATGACCAACATCCACGTCGTGGAGCACCTGAACAACAAGCACACCCAAGAATTGAAGGAGGTCCTCCACGTCCGTACCCCGACGTACAAAGAGGAATACGGCAAAGGGACGAAGGGCTGGCATGTTATGCGGGGAGCCCCGCCCAAGCCGTTGGGGTGCTACGTCCTCGACCTGGAGTTGAGGAGCAAGAAGATCCGCGCCCGCGCCCTGCCCCTATAAAGCGAAACCCCCGGACTTCTCCGGGGGCCTCTTTAACCAAATAAACAAAGCGTATTGCTTGTGCCGGGGTGAATATACTACTCTTCGCGGGTAATCGTATACAACCCCCAAAGAAACGATTTCTTGGTCACGCTGCGCTTCCTAGGCGGTATGGTTATGGCCGTCTTTTTGGGTTGCTCCACGGCATCGAAGAGGGTCGAGGGCAGGACGTACTGGCCGTCCTGAATGACGACGCGATGCTTGACGGTGCGATTCCACCGGCTGACCAACGAGTTCCGGGTCCGCCAATACTTGCCGTGCGGGATATGGTCCCACCGTATTTGGTGGCCTTGTTTGCTGCGGTAGTCATTGACCAGGGCGACCAGCCTCCGGTCCTCGTCGGGGGTGAACTTGTTCTTCATGCCTCTATCTGTTCGCGGTAGAACTTGAACTCCCACCGCACCTCCTGCCGGGAGAGGCGGCAATTGTCGGCGATGGCGTGGAGGAAGGAGGTCGATCCGGTCCGGAGCTGCCGGACGAATTGCTCGTGAGGTATGCCGAGCTTCTCGGCGCACTTCTCAGTTGAACCGTACTGGCTCTTTATCATGTCAAAGAATTCCATCAGAAAGGATTGAGGGTACCACAGTAGGAGTTGCCGTAGATGGGGGACCCGGAGCTTACGTTCATGCGGATACAGGCCTCCTCGGGTAGCGGGTGGCCGGGTGGGTAGATGACGAACCCCGGCCCCTCCACCTGTTGGCGGATGAGGTTCGGGCCTGTACTGTACCCCGTCGCCGTTCCGCGCCGGCCGTACAGCTTCCACCAGTAGCGGACCTCGTCCCAACTCATGTACGTGAATCCGTTGAACCGAATCATAGCTCGGAAAGGGTTTTGTGCATGACGTACAGGACGTCGATTTGTGCCCTGAGCTTGACGACGACCACGTCCGTGTCGATGTCGTACCCGTTGACGCGCTCCGGCCACATCTCCTGCCGGCGGGCTTCTATCGCTTGGTAGAGGATCTCCTGCTCGGCTTCGACTGCGTTCATACAATCGAGGACGGCCTCGTCCCGGCCGAGCTTGTAGTTGACCTGGTTGATTTGTTCGTCGATAGTCATGACTGGAGCTTTGCGATTTGGTTCTCGATGCGCTCGCAGTGTTCCTGGAGCTGCTTGATTTTGCGGACGATGCTCATGTTCCGCGCTCGGATACATAGGGGGGTCACCTCTTGGATGACTTCGTCGAATGTTGTTGTGTGTTGCATGGGGCAAATATATACCCAACTTTTGCAATTCTGCAAATGTGCGCCGTATATTTGGCAGGTCTAAACACAATTCAATGACACGATACAGAGAATGGTTCGCCTCGGTGAGCCGTGCGATAGTCGCAGAGATGGCTATCCAAAAGAAGACCCAGAAGGACCTCTCCGAGGCGTTGGGTATCCACCCCACAACGATGAATCGCAAGCTCAAGGACCCGGGACTCTTCTCGGTGGGTGAGCTGGGCGAAGTATGCGAGACCCTGAGTATTGACCTCAAAGACCCCAAGACCTATGGTTCAAGCGCAGATTGATTCGATCCAAGGCAAAGGGGATTGGCAGGGCAAGTACGGGACGATGTACACGTTCGAGGTGTCCTTCAATGACGGCACCGTAGGAGAGGCCAACAGCAAGACCGCGGAACCGCCCTACAAGGTGGGGGACGAGGTATGGTACGAGGTCAAGGGCGAGACCCAGTACGGCAAGAAGCTCAAGATTTCCAAGAGCGGACCGGATGCCCAATTCCGGGGAGCCCCATCGAACCCGAACAAGGACAAGCAAATCATCCGCGGGATGTGTTTCAAGGTGGCGGGGATGGCGTGGGCGAACCAATACGCACACAAGCAATTCGAGACGCCACACGAGGTGATGGTCAAGGACGTCATCACGCTGGCGAAGAAGTACGAGGAAGCGTTTATGGAATGGTTGAACGAATAACGGTCCCGAGTGGGACGAAGATTGACCGGGAAGTAGGGCACACGGAGGAGATGCTCCGCCTGCTGTTTCTCAGGGAATACCGGCGCAACCTGTACCACGGCCGCGCCCAGATAGGACTGAACAACCGGCAGACCCTGCAATACGACAGGGAAATCCGGGAGGTGACACACGCAATCAAGAAACTGGATCCGGACAATATCTTCAGCCCATGAAGTATTGGTTCGAGGTGGAGGATGCGCAGCGGTGGGGGCTCCCTGCCGCTGCCGTCCTTTCCCACATTCGGTATTGGATAGAGCGGAACGAGCACGAGACCGGCCGCCCCTGCATCACTCAGACGGTGGAGCGGATGCGGCACTACATCCCCTTCCTTTCGAAGAAGCAAATCCGCGCCGCCCTGGTCAAGCTCGTCGAGGGTGGGGTGCTGGAAAGGGAGCGGAATGGATTCGACCCGGTGTATACCTATTGCCTAATTGACAAAAGGGATAACAGGGGGACAAAAGGTGAATCAGCTGATGTACAAAAGGTGCATCACGTGATTGACAAAAGGGACATCAGTACATATAGAAACAATAAAACAGAAGAGAAAACAAACGCGCGCGAGGATTTGGAATTCCAGAGACCGACCGAGCAGGAGGTCATCGAGTACCTCATCGATCGCGGAGCTTCGGATATGGCCCATACATTGGGGCCGCACTTCTTCAACTACTACGAGGCGAACGGCTGGATGGTCAACGGGACCCCCATCGCCAAGTGGAAGCCGAAGGCGAATCAATGGATAACCAACGAACGAAACAGACAAAGCAATGACAGACGAAAAGGATTCAACCCCGCAGGATTCACTCCGGATGGTCTCAAGGACTTCATCGATAACGGCTAGTACCGAACTACTCCTG